TTACTAAAAGAAGGGATAGGTATTTCTTTCATAAGCTTAGTAAATCTTATAACGATAAGTCTATTGTTGATTACTTCCTTAGCAATTTTGTTTCTAATACTAATATATGGGTTGGTGACATCATTGGTAAAACTGGTGACGATACTTACAAACAATGGAGCAAAAAGTTAGAATCTTTACATTATTATTATGAACAAGATATTGATTATATTATAGAGAGAATGACAACAAAAGATATAAAATTTAATGACCTATTCTTATCAGTAGGCGGTCAACACCCACCTATTGTTAAGATGTTTTTGTCAAAGAAAATAAACTTTGAAACATTAATAATATTAGACGACATATTAAAGTTTACAAAAAAACTAAACAAAGATATTACAGAAAAGGTATTGTGGCCTAAACTGTTTGATAGAATGAAAAGATATAAACCTTTTTTGTCATATAATATTACAAAATATAAAATATCTTTGAGAGATAAACTGAAGGAGATATAATGACTGAAACAAAAGGAAGTGATATAAAAATATCTAGTATGATAATAGGTACAACTGTAGCAAAATTTGAGTTACCTATAAAATTAGTTGATGATATTAATATAGCATATGATAGTGATAAAAGTAAAATGCCTGACCACAATGAGTCGCTTGCTGGTAAAATTGAAGAAGAAAAATTAGTTAATGATATTTTAACAAACGATATGAAAAGTATTTTTCTAGATTGTTTTAAAAAGTATCTAAACTTAATACAAAAACCTCTTTGGATTTGTTCACTAGAAAACGCATGGATAAATGATATGTATGCAGGAGAATATAATCCTTTACATATTCATTCAAGTCCTTTAACAGATATGGGTTTATCTTCAGTATTCATGTTAAAAAGACCAGACACATATGGTATAGAAGCTTCTCAAAAAGATAAACCAACTAATGGTTGGTTACAATTTACTGGTGGCGACCAAGCACCACTTTCATCTTGTCAACTAGTAGTGGATGCTAAACCAGGTGAGTTTTTTGTATTTCCTTATTCATTATTACATGGTGTTTATCCGTTTAATGGTACGAAAGAAGTAAGAAGAACAATGTCATATAATTGTAATTTATTTAAACCTGACCAAGTAAAACAAAATTAATGCCAGTAGAACAATTACAAAGTTGCGATATTAAATATAAACAAAAGGAGAAAAATGACTGACGATAATTCAGTAGATAAATCTTTTGAGAACGAAGTAACACCATCACCTATGG